CCCTAAACAAGAAATCTCCCGCCCTCAAACGAGAGCGGGAGAAAATTTTTACATCACCTTAATAAATGCGCCTGGATAATATTTTTTGACTTTTGCCAAATATGCCTCAGCATTTTCCCTGGAACTAAAAGCCCCGACTTGCACATAGAACAGTTTTGTGTTGTTCTTGCGGTATGACTTAACCAGTTCCGTGAAGCTGTCCCACTTGGGGCGGATATACACGGTGCAGTTTTTATATCCATCGTCCAACTTGTTCAAGGCTTCAATGCTGCCTTTTTTTCCGTTGCGGACATTGCACCAGTAGTTGTGGGTGTACAGATCTCCGCCGTATGTACCCAGCAGATATGCTGTCAAACGTGCGGCATTGTCACGTGCCTGGCAGTCTTTTTTATCGCCGCTGCCGTTCATAATACATTCGATGGATATGGTTTGCATATTTCCGGCAGCACTGCCGTATGCGTCTGCCTTTCCCTTTTGCCCTGCGTGCCAGGACGTGTAGTCAATGGGCAGATTCTGCCATGCCCCCACATCGTCAACATAAAAATGCACACGTACAGTGCCCATGTTTCCGTTAACTGTGGCACGTGTGTACTGCTCAGCGGGCGTTGTGTTGGCTGCTGTGCTGATGCGGTCAGTGTTGTGCAGGGTAAGCTTCTTCTCGGCGTCCGCCCTGCCATTTTCTGCAGCGGATATCTTTTCCTGTGAAAGCTGTTCGGCAGTTTTCTGACTGTCCTGCCACTTTCGGAACGCTTCCATCTCTTCCTTTGAGGGCTGTCCCTTTGCCTGCCTTTCAAGTCTCTGCTTGACTATTGCGTCAAGCTCTGCCTGGGTAAATGTTTTTGCCGTCTGCTCAGGCTCAGACGTAGATACAGCCTTTTCAGGGAGATTTGCTCCGCCCTTTACAGCCTGTGTGGGATCACCTCCGTAGGCTCCCGTGGAGCCATTTTCAGCCTTGTTGGTTTCGGTTACGGTTGTGTTTGTTTCTGCCATTATGATTACCTCCGTTTATAGCCTGTCGGCTTGTTTTTTCCGTCCTCAGTTTAACGCCGTAAGCACGTTTAGGGCATAAAAAAAGCAGCCCGAAAGCTGCCGATTTACTGTTTAACCCCCTTGATTTCGAGGGGTTATGTTTTGGTGGAGCCAACAAAACGTGATTGGCATAAAAATAGCGCATATGTTACCGACAAAATGTCGTGAACATACACGCTTGTGTGGGTATAAAAAATCACCCTACGTGTGTAAGGTGATTAAGAATTGCTTAAAACGTGCTGAATAAAATCATCATTCAGCTTTAAGTTGTATTTTTCAAAGTGGTATATTTCATCTTCATACCACTGATAAACACCGTCAGAGTGGGCATTGTTGGCTTTATAAAACTGTTCATTTGTAATATAGTCAGTTACAAGAGCAGTAGTTGCTGCAACAACAGGAGTGTTTTTCATATATGATAATATTTTATCTTTATGTGAAACAGGCTCGATGGAGAAGCAATTTTTGAGTTCACTTGCTTTCATTTCAGATATCTCATCTTTGGTAATATATTTCATATAATCAACTCCTTATTCACGAGGATAGAATATTTTCATTTCGCCGTTATTTCTCTTTCCAATGATAAAATCGCCGTTCGGATAAACAAATATATCATCAGTCGGTGCTTCAATTTCAACTCCCAAAGCGTTTGCTAATTGTTGTGCAAAGCAATTGGCAGTATCAGTAATTTTACCCGTGGAACAGGATAAAAGTCTGACCTTGCTTCCCTTGGAGTAGTCTTTTCTGTTTCTGATGATTTTAGCAAGTGTTTTTGCATCAATGGGCTCACCGAAAAATTCAACATTTTTAGGTGTTCCGTGCAATGCAACATCATAGAAGCCCTCTTTTGGAAGGACACGGCTAACATTTGTTGCGAACGCACCCCTAACCTCATCATCTACAGCAAAGATAGGTCTGCTCTGTGCCTGTGCTTTGGCGATAATCGCCTTTGTCTGTTCTCTTGTCTTAATTATACTGCTGTTTGAGCCGTTTGTCAAGGCATTTCCTGAAGCCTTCCTCTCCGCCCAAACCGTCTTGCTCGACTTGCTCCTGTCATATCCATAAACCTGAGTGCGGTCATTGTGCTGTTTAAGCCCCGTCTCCTTGCAGTAAGTTTTGTATTTCTCCCTCTGATTGCGAAGCCGTAAAGAAGCCTTCTGCAAGCCCTCAGTGTCTCCCGTCTCCTGCAGCATCATACATTCACGCTTGGCGGCTCTGATGCCCCGTTCCATAGCTCTCTGCTGCTGAAACCGCATATACCGCCTGTCATTTTCCTCTTTTGGATAGGGGAAATATCTCTGAAAGTTGATGCCAGGAACGAACGGATATTGAACGTGCCCGCAGTTTATGCCGAAAAGTCCCGCAGGCTGACCGTAGCTCGTTTCCGAAAGGGGAGTGTAATATATCTTGCCGCCTGCTCCGTCTGTGGTCACACCCTTTGAACCGTCACGGCTGAATATCCTGCCCTGATATGGGGCACAAAGAGGACGTGCGCCCATATGGGAAGAAACCTCTATGAGCTGAATATTATACTCGTCACAACGTGCATTCTGTGCAGCCCTCGCTGTATTCCCCAGCGTTGACCGCATATCCATCATAACATAAGCCTCGGGAGACCATTCACGCCCACGCTTGTCAACGAAAGCGGGAATGCCCTTTTGAGCAAGCTCCCGTATGGTTTTCCTTGTTGCTTCCTGCAATGACATCTGCCCCGATACAGCCTTTGCCGCACCCTTGCCCATAATGTCAAGAGCGCCCTGTCTGCCCTCGGCAGTGTCACGATAAATGGCATTCACAGCATTCACATACGCCGATTTTGCCTTGTACCCCATGACCGTGTTCACAAGGTTAAGGTCACTCGCCGCCTGCCGCTGAAACGCCTTGGCCGCACCGAGAGCCGATTCCTCCGCAGGAATGTCCGAGAAATATTCCGACAGCCCCGCAGCATTCGCCGCCTGCACCGCATTGTCAAGATATCCTATCTCAGTCTCAGCCGCCGTCAGAACAGCGTCCATAGCCTGACCGCCCTCGACCTCAGAATATCCCGCAATGATAGCCGCCGCCCGCTTGTCGAAGCGTCCTGCCCTCGCCAGCTGCCTTATCCGCCATTTTGACGTGTCGGAAATATCTCCGTCCCGTGAAAGCTGCGCCGCAATTTCCCGCAGGATATCGTCCTCCATATCCAGGAGCACCCGCACAAGCGGAGCAGACAGCTCGTCATACTGTTCCCTTGTCACCTGCATCACCGCCCGAAGTTACAAAGCCGTCACCGTCCGAAACTCCGAAAACAGCACTCTCCGCATTTATCCGTTCAAGCTCTCGCCTTGCCGCCTCTTCATCGCACTTCATAACCTCCATAATGGCAGAAATCTTTGACTTTAGCCCCGCCGTTACAAGACTGATGTTGTTTGCGATAAGCGTGTTGTCATCAATAACAACGCTGTCCTTAAACGCCACAGTGACCTCAAGATCACCGTTCGGAACTTCACCCGTGATCATCGCAAGCCTGAGCACAGCCCTGCACATACCCTCAATGAACTCAACGAGGAGATTTTTCTGACAGCGTATCGTAACAGCCGTCTTGTTTTCCTCGGAAACCACCTCGGTTGCGGTCTTAACTCCGCCCGCCTTGTCGAATGACAGCGAGCCGGGAGAAAGCCCCACCTGAAAGCACAGAATATTCAGCAGAGCATTTATGCCGTCAACGTGCTCTGAAATTCTCAGCTCCACAGTGTTGTCGGTGATTTTCAGGTCCTTGTCCTCATCGCATTTCAGTGCCTGATAAACCTCGTCATCAGCGTCAAAATACCGCTCTGTCTTACCCGTTTCGGGATTGACCACAGTACGAATGCAGGAGCTTGGCACGATTATTCTCTTCTTTCCGAGAACAAACTCACGGGCAAAGCTGTCAAACGCCACATCAAGGGCTTTGAGCGTGTCCTCGCAGTTTGCAAAGCAGCTTATGCCGAGAGGCAGCTCCGTGGGAATGTTGCTTGGAAAATCGGTCTTGAAATACTGAAACAGGGGAGTGTCCATAGCATATGTGAACGTGTCTGCCATATCGGGATAAAGCACCGACAGCGGCACTCTGTCACCCGGAGCATTTGGGTCGGAAGAACGAAACAAAAAGCACTCCACAAGGATATCATCATCCTTGACGGAATGCTTCTCGAATAACGTGTAATAATATTTGCCCTTGGCTGATACCATGCCGAAAATGCCCTCGGTAATGTCCCTGTTATCCCATTTCAGCGGATAAAACTGCCGCCCCTCAACAAACGAGAGCCGCACCCTGCCCCGTTCTATGTATTCTCTCAGAACACAGCCGCCCTGAGCAAATGCCGAAGAGAGAAGCCGTGGAATGTTCTTCCAGAAGCCCTCACGGCATAAAAAATCACGAATGAATGTGTCATAAACCTCCGAGCCGCAGGTTATGTCCACCTGCTCCGCAAAGCACTTGTGTGAAAACTCGTCGCACAGTATCTTTGCCGTGTTCAGCATATTCATCTGCCGCACAGTGCCCCTGTTCAGCCCCGCACGCTTTACCTCACGCCATTTGG